ATCGCTCTGACCCATACCGGCAGGCTTGTCAATCCAACTGACAATAGTGAAGTTGGGGATGCGTGTAGTGCCTTTGCCGATCTTCTCCAGCTTGCTGCCGGTGTACTCAAGTACAGGCATCTTGTTGGGATTGGCGGCACGTTGTGCGGCGCATTCGGTGTACAGCTTTTCTAATCCCATGTTGGGACCTACTCCTGATGAACTCCACTCACAAGTACCGATCTCCTTGTTGTAAAGCGTGATGATGAAGCCGCGCTTGTGGTCAGGTGTAGGTTGTGAGCCTTTGCGTCCAAGCTCTGAGTCGGGTTGCCAGTCGCGTATGCCGACACCGAGCTGTAGCCAGCCTGTTTGCACACCATCAAGATCAAAGACTACCTTTTTAAGTTGGATTTCCTCGCCGAGGTTGTTTGTCCAAGCGTTTGCTTGTGGGCTGAATCGGATGTAGTTTCCATTGCCGCCGCCGGATGAGAGATTTAACATTTTGTGTTTTGCTTTCTAAGTTTGGGTTTGCATTATTGACTCAGACCGCGATCTTTTGCGAGAGTGAGTCCCGTTGATACCTTGGCCGTCAATGCGTCCAAGATAACTCTTTGATCCTTTGGCAGTAGCTTTTCAGCCGCCGTAGGAGAAATTAATTCAGTTTCAAATATCTGTGTATCTGTAAGTCCTGCGTCAGTAAGAGCCTGACGCGCCGCTGTTGCATCAATCCATTTGCGTGATGCACGTTTGGGTTGTAGCTGCCAGCCTGGTACGACTGCGCCATCTTCCATCTGCTTAGTTGCGTGTTCTTTGACTGCGTCTATGAACTTCTCCACCAGCGGCGCTTTGTCTAATATGGCACTGATCTGTGTTGGCGATAAAGACAACATGACCTGATGGATGTCATCCTTAGTCATGATGCTGATGTCAGGTTGCGCCGCCACGATGTCGAATTGCTCCTTTTGTGCAGGACATATGTGCTTCGCTGGACACCACTGGCAGGCTGACTCTGATGGCGCAAAGCGCGGTGCATCGCTTACAGCGTCATTGATGGCCGGCAGTAACACTTCTGTCTCCCACACGCCAAGCTCATCCACGCTCATGCGGTGTACGCGCTTCTCGCCATGGTGCGGTTGAACAATTTGGAACTCGACTTCTTTGGGCATTTGGTCGCTGTGCATCAATGCGCCCAAAGCGTAGATCTTCATCTGTTCGCTGTCAGCGTCAACGTAGCCGCGGCCTGTTTTAAGGTCAGCAATGATCAGCTTGTCCTTAGATATGCCCACCACATCGGCAGTGCCTTGTAGGGTGAACTGGGGCGTTTCGTATAGCTTGTAGAGCTGCTCTACCTTAACGTGGCCAAGCTCATCCTGCACCGCCCAAATTGCCTGCAAATGCTCTAAGGCAAACTCGCAGTTTTCCTCGGTCATCGTGATGCCCTCTACCTCTTGGCCGATAAACTTCATTGGGTCGGTATCTAGCTGAAAGCAAGTCTCAGCCAGCGCATGAATGGCAGTGCCGATCTTGGCGGCTTCGCCTGCTTCTTGGTACGCAACTAGCGTAGACAGCTTGGCGCTGGCTGGGCAGGCGATCCAACGTGACGCTGAAGATGGCCTGAGTTTTAACTGTTGCTGTTTTGCCATGAGTCTCTTTCGATGTGTGTGGAGTTAATTAACAGCGTGTACGCGATCTGTCGGCATTCGTTACTGACTGCGTGTCCAAGGTCTTCGGGGTCAAGCAGTCGCTTGATGAAGACTACAGTCTGTTGGTTTTGCTTGCGTTCTTGCTCAAGATGTGAGCCTAGCCAAACAATATGTTCACGCAAGGTTTGCCGTTCTTTGTCATCCATGGCGCAACCCCCAGCAAGCAATCAGCGCCGCATCTGCTCGGCCATCATGTTTTTTAAGTTTGAAGTAGTCCACGTTGTAGGGGAAAAGCTCCATCGCCCTCGCCCTTGCGCCGTCCTTACCACCGCTGACCCCCATAGCTTTCATCCATGTCTGTGGCGTGATAAGTGTGGCTTTAATTGATCTAGCTGCAATGACTCCCTCAATCGCACCAAGGCTACGGCCAAAGCTGAAGACACTTGTCACCCCCTGGCCTGCCATAGCAAACACTTTTTCAATGTATGCCTCTTCGGGCTTGAACTCATCAAGTATGGCGATCAATTCGGGAATGCTGATCTGTCGCTTTGCTTTGCCGTTGCGGTCTAGCGTTACTGTTGGCATATCGACAATGCCTGTGAGGGTTTCGCCTCTCATCATCGCAATTGCGCCGTTCAGACCTACGTCAATGCCAATGATCTTGCGCGGTGTGAATGTGGTCATTTGACGGCGTCCTCCATGGCTTTATTAAGGACTATTAGGCGAGCTGATACCAGCGCATCAGCCGCTTGATCCAAGCGCATCACTGATCCATACAATGGCTCTGTGGTCCCACTCATCCAGCGGGATACCTGCGCCTGATCGATCTCCGCTACGCGGCAGACATCAGACATCCTGTAGCCAGCGCATTCGACTTTGTGGCGTATTGCAGATAGTGCTTCTTGTGAAACTGTTTTCATGTGTAAGATGTTAACCATGTTTTGTGGAAAGCGTCAAGTATAGGTAAAAAAAGGGGGGTCAGCGCAAGCCAACCCCCAAAAAGGCAACTGACGAGGAACTAGAAAACCCCGCCAGTACTGAGTTTACAGGAATAATAGTTGACTAATTTGCAAGGTCTAAATAATAGTTGTTGACGACTTAGTCATCTATGATATGATTCGTCCATCAACAACGCAACCCCAAGGAGATTTCCAAATGACAAACGCAACTCAAACGACCGCCCAAGAAGAACGCAACATCAATATGTATGGAGTCGCTGATATTGATGCTTATGTGGAATCGGTCAAAGAATCCATCACATACAAATTCACAGGCGCAAATATGGTGGTAGCTGGCCTGATGTCAGATGCACAAGAATTGATTGCTGGTGGAGCACAAAACAGCAGCCGTCAAACATTGAACATTGCCAAACATATTTTGTTTTTGATCATGGATGGCGAATTGGTTGGCACAGTAGAGCGCAAATAATAACCAGGGGGCTACGGCCCCACCTTAAAGGAGACATCTCAATGAACCATACCCAGCACCCCTACATGGAGCAAGCAAGGCGCCTTGAGCGCCGAGCTGACTCCGCATTAGACTTTGTCGCCGCCATCGCTATTGGCGTTGGCTTTGCCGTATTGCTCGCCGCATGGTGGTCAGCATGACTGATCTGCAGGACTTCTGCCAAGAACCGCGCAGCATGGCCGAGCTGCAGGATGGCGGCTTTGATCGCGTCAAGGTCTACGCTGCCGTCAAGCGCGGTGACTTAAAGAACGCCAATGCCGTAGACGCATGGGGTCGTAAACAGCGCGGCAAAGGCTTATTTGTGTCCACCATCACGCCCATCCCCTACAACGCCACACTGCTGGTCCATGCCTGGTCAACCCCTCAACCCCAAGGAGACATCCATGTCTAAGAAGATGCAAGACGAAATCGACTTGGAAGTTGTGCGCCTCTCACCGCCCAAAGAGACTGCCATTGGCGTGATGACTCAGGCCGAGATGGTGCAACTGATCCGCAAGTCTGTTCACTGTGGCGCCGTAATTGGCTGGGCTCACGCCGAGAGATTCACCCGCGAGCGTATGCAGGGAAAGATCGATCAGCTTGACTATGAGATGAAATGCATCCAAGAGCGCCTCAAAGACGCCGAGATGGAACTGCTGGCGGCAGGCAAATGAGAGGCGATTGGAGGCCATCCAGAGGCACAAAGATCACGCTACCGAGCTGGTACGCTAAATCGTTTCAGTATCCAAAACCAACTGATGTGCAGGCTACATGGCGGCGCTTCGGTTGGAAACCACCAAGTGAGGCTAAATTATGGAAACTATCCTGATCTTTTTCTTAGTCGCCTTGTTTGGCATTTTTGTGGTGATCGGCACACTGCTCTGCTTTGTACTGTTTTTGTTGGACTGCGAGGTTGAGTGATGAAAGAGAAGATAGATTTGGGTAGAGCCATCACAGTGCGCCTCACCCAATCCGAATACGCCGAGTACATCAGGCTTGGCGGTGTAAAGTTTTTTAGGCTTTTCCTGCAATCAAGTGCAGGCATTCAGAAAGAAATAAAGGAGAAGAAGTGAACTTTAGAGAAACCACAATCAAATATATTAAAGACATTCTTAGAGCCAAAACCATTTCCGAGGTGATTCAAATAGAACTACAGGAGGCGCATCTCCGCAAGTTGGAGGCTGAGACTGCGGCAGAGTACGCACACGCCGCCATGCAGTACAACGATGAACGCATTCAAAGGCTTGAGCGCCGACTGTTAGAGAATAAGGATAAAAACAATGAGCGATAAGAAAAATGCATTTGACTGGCGTGATGGCACACCATCTATTTGGAGCCGCGACAAAGAGTTACGCCAAATGACGCAAGGCAGAGCATGGGGTCTGGCGGTGCAGGCGCAGATCGAACTGAACAAAAAGAAACAGGTAACTGTTTACTCACACGCAAAGCCAAGCACCAAATGAAGTCTGTACGACTGCCACGCATCATCGATCTGTTACAGCGCGTTGGATGCACTGCGCCGGAGGTGGCAGCCAAGGTGTATTGCACAGAGAGATCGGCGCAGATACTGATCAACAGACTGCGCCAGCAAGGTGTCGTACACATACAGGAGTGGCGCAGATCGGGTAATGTTTGGGTGGCGGTGTACAGGCATGGCATAGGCACTGATGCCGCCAAGCCTAAACCTCTGACGGCGCAGGAGAGGCTTAAACGCTGGAGAGCCAAGGAGTCCTTAGACGATCATGCTTTTCGCATGGCCAAGGAAAGAGCAAAGAAGTGGAAGATTAAGCGCGATCCGCTGGTGGCTGCGCTGTTTGGAGAAGCAAATGGATAAAGAGAAACTGAAAAAATTCCTGAATGAAATGCTTGAGCAGGCTGATGAAGTTGAGGCTGCATCAGGTGAAATACCAACTGCTCAAGAAGCAATTGGTTGGATCATCGACTGGCTTGATGAAAATTAATCAACCAGCAAACCGCCTTTGGTGATGCCGCCGGCATAAGCCTGACCGCGAATAATTAAATCTCTTGCAGCTTCAGGTGTGATATTTAATCGTCTTGCGGTTTCGCCAATTTGTTGCGCCAGCAGTTCTAACTTTGGTGCGCCAATTGGTGATGTAACTCCAGTAGCACCTGATCCAGCACCCCATATAACGGCTTGAGCAGGCACTGCTTCCATACCCATAGGCTGGGCAATTCTTTGATTGAACCAAGGGCCAAGCGACACCATTTCAGGCACTGATGCGCTGGCGTTTGGCACTGACTCTTTGCCCTTTTTGGTAGTAGCACCACGCACATCAGGCAATCCGACTAAGCGTGACCAGTGAGCGTCACCGACAGGCCATTGCGTTTGAAATCCTGTCTCAGGTACACCAGATGCATGGATATAGCTAGGTACTTTGGCCGATCCCATGTTGAGCAAACCAGTTTCCAAATACTTTTCCATTGGACCTGATTGAGCTGTCTTGTGATATGGATGACCAGTTACACCGGCTAATTCTGGTGGAAAGTCTGCTTTGCGCTTATGTTCTGGAAGTCCACCATATTTGCGAAACTCTGCAAATCGTCCGGCAGTGTCCATCATGTTGGCGGCAGTGCCTCGGTTTAACTCTGTCAGTACTTCGCTACCAGGACTCGACATTCCTGTCAGCGTATTGAACTTGTTGTATTCACCAATGGCACGATCAGGTCCATAAATATCAACAAATCGCTTATACAGCGGGTCCATGGTGTACCAAGATGCCATACCTTTGTACAACTCAGGCTGCTGCTTTGCTTCTGCAACAATGTCCTGCAATCGTTGCACATTGCGTGGATTCATAACCTGAGATGCGTGAGCTGCACCTTTAGGGTTGGCGGCTGTCTTGAATGGCACATCAGTCATATTTCCAGCGCGAGTACCTTGTTGAGATATATCAAACAAGTCTTGTCTAGTGACACCAAATAATTGTTTAAGCAAAGGGCTTTCAGGCGCAACGCGATTGGCGGCTTCCTGCACCAATTCTCTAGGGTTGGAATAGATACCAGGATAAGCAATTCGCTCTGGATTCATCACAGTAGCCATCTTTTTGGTCATTCCAATAGGCGCAAACGCCATCGGACCATTCATGGTCATTTCTGTGAGCTGATCAAATGCTTCCTGATCTGTCACCTTCATGGGATTTTTCTTGTCGCCAAATGCTCGTTTGTTTAAATCACGAAACTTGGCTTGCGACTCTTTAATTGATGTAATACCAGACTCAAGCAGACCGCCAACTCCTTGCATCTGCTGAGTCCTGTTTGGGTTTTGCATATACGCAAGTGCATCGCCAAGTAAGCCTGTAAAATCTTTTGCCATGATTTATTGTCCTGCGAGGTTTGACCCGATTATTCCAGTTTGTCCACCGATATAACCACCAGTCCCAGCGGCGCGTGAACGCGCCTCATTTAAGCGGCGAATTGACTCGGACAGATCAAGTAGTTTTTGCTGTTCGCGTGAGAGCAGAATGCGCCCCATTTGGTTGCGTACTGCTTCGGGAGTCCTGACTTGGCCGAATAGGTTAGAGGCTGATGTCACCATGCCTGGCACATTGCCGCTGGCAACCGCCTGCCCTGCCTGCATCATTGGTGCGACATCAAGATCGGCCATGCCAGCAGCCCTTGCCGCTGTCTGCGCTCCACGCCCAGCAGACTCCAATCCTTTGAGGCGAGCTTCTTTGGCAACTGCTGAAGAAAATTCTCTAAAGTCATTACCGAATACAGCCTTGAGTCTCTCTTGCGTTGCTGGCTCTTTCCACATCTTCAACAATGATGTCTGACCAGCCTCTGTGCCTGTCTTTTGGCGTAAAGCCTGCAAAGCGCCAATGCGGAATGCGTCCATCTCTGACAAAGTCAATCCGCGCAATTCCTGCTTGAAGTTAACAATGTCACCAGTCATAGCCTTGCGGCCAAGCTCCGCGGCATCCATCATTTGTGATGGTCCTGCCCACTTCTCCATGGCCTGCGCGTATGCAGATTTACCGCCAACTTTTGGCGATCTATCGCTGAGTGCCTTAATCAACTCTTGGCGTACATCATCGTATGCAGTAGCCTGCTGACCACTGCCTGATCGTTTGAGACTTTGCGCTGAGTCATACAAAGACTGCTTCAAAGTATCCAGCACATTCATTGGCACTGGCTGACCAGCCTGTATTTTTGATAGATCAATGGATTGACCAGTTTTTGTGCGATACAGCAATTCAGCAGCGCCCTGCAATGACTCTGAACGCTTTAACAATTTCATCAATGGCTCATCAACTTGCACCACAGCCTGATCAATGACGTTATAGAAAGGCCGAGACTCAATGCGGCGCAATTCGCTAAAGGTGTCAATACTCTGCTGAAACTGCGAGCCTTGAGTGCCTAAAGCCGTATCAGCGGCAGTTACAAGACGGCCTGCGCGTCCAGCTTGGCGCTCTCTGATGGCGCGCTCTAAGGCTTGCTTTGTCTCGCCTGGTAGCGTTGCAATAGTGTCCAACAGTTGACGTAGATTCGCACCACCCACATCAGCCACGCGAGCTTCTGCGCCGAGCTTGCCCATGCGAGCCTGCGACATACCCAATGCGCTTTCAAGCAAATCAGGTGGCGTATCGCGCAACAAAGCCTCGGCTACCTTTTGCTGTGCGTACTGCTCTGCCTTGGTAGGAGAAACCCTTGCAGCGATCTGACGGCCACCAGCTCCAAGTATTCCCATCACTGGCTGAGATATTGGTCCTACCACACCACCAACAGCGGCGCTCTTTGCCACATCTTTGCTGATGTCAGCAATGGTTTCACCTTCTGATGTACCAAGACCGCCAACAGTGCCGTAGCCAACGCCAGTAGCACCAGCCTGCGCCATGCGCTGACCCATACCCATGACTTGGCCTGTTTGTGGAGCTTGCGTCAAGTAGCTTTGAAGCTGCGCCAGCTTTGGAGATACGGCCTCCACTACAGGCATCACGCTTCGGCTGACAGCTTGGCTAACCCTTGCTGGCGCACTAATTGCCAATGTTGGTAAGGTTGCCGCGGCCTGCAACCCCATAGATGTATATGGTTTTTCTTTGGCGTATGACCCAACAGCGCCACGAATAATATCTCGCTGCTCTTGATAAGCCTGAGATAGTGGAACGCCCTCGCTAATAGCTCTTATTGGCGCAGCAACAGCGCCTGCAATCTCATCATAGAAACCCATAGTAGGGCCTTGCATGGCCGACAGAAATCCTTTTTCAAGCTCTGACTTTTTAGCACCAGCTTCATAAGCAGCAGACTTGCGCTCAGACAAAAACTTCAACACCTCTGCTGGCGTGTAGTTGTTCTCAATGGCGGTATTGATCTGAGGACCTAAATCAGGCAGGCTCGACAGATAACCCATAATCTCGTCATCTTTGTAGCCCTCTTTTCTGGCTATTTCAATCTGCTTCTTTAAATCATCCATGATTTTGCCTTATGGGGTGCGTTTGAAGATATCTGTCATTGGCATACGTTGTTGCCCATCAGCACTAGGAGCTTTGATAATTGATGGCAACTTTGCAGGCGCGCCTAAAGCAGTATCAAGATTCTTGAATCCATACGATCCACCAAAACTCTTGTATTCATCACGCTTTTGGTTATAAGCCTGACCGGCTGCCGCATACAGCTCTGCCGACAATTGCTTGAATTCTTCGCGTTGTGTAGGTGTCAACTTCTCACCTGATGCCCAATTATTGAAATAGTACTGCAATCTATCCATTCTTCCTGATGCCGCCATAGCAATACCCAATTCAGTCTCGCGCACAACAGAGCCAGGATCAAGCAATTTCATCATCTTCGTTGCGCCAGCCACATCGCCAATTGGAGTGCCTTGGCTCAAGGCTGCATTGACTTGTGTATACGCTGTCTGCATATCGCTGAAGTCTTTATAGATAGGCTCTCCTTTGAATGCCCTGCTTAAATCCATTTCGTTTTTAAAGCCTCTTTCACCAGCGGTAAAGTCAGGCACATTGACAATATTCTTTGGCGCAATCTGCTGGCGGTACTGCCCAACAGCGCTAATACCTCGCTGACCTGTACCCGCTAGTGGTGCGCCTTCAATGTATTCAACTGCGCGAATATCTGGTGACTGTGGCTCGTATGGCATTGCGCCTTCAACAACTCTGCTGTCGCCTTTTTTGTTGTACTGCACCATCATAGTTTTCCCCGCGATCACTACTGGTGTGGGTGGACCATATTCTTCAGCGCCTAAGTCAGCGGGTATGACAGATGCAGGAACTGGTCCTTGCTTTGTTGGATAGTAATATCTTCCATCTTCGGCTTTAAATGCTTGACCAGTAATATCAGGTGGTTGCATCAGCTCTAAGAGCTTTGCCCGACCCTCTTTGGCTGGCATAGTTCTGAGTAAATTTCTTTGCATAGGGGTCAAAGAAGATAGGCCACCTTGAGCTGGCATACCAGCAGGCATTGGCTGACCAATCATTGCAGCTCGTTCTTGTGTTGGTCCAACTGCCATATTAGGCATCGCCAAAGCCTGCATTGGAGTTATTGCACCGCCAGCGACTGGAGCCTGATTAAACATATCTTTATATGCCTGTTCATCAGCCACTTGCCGCCTATACTCATCCAGCTTCTGCTTGGTGAGTAACTGAGCCATAGCCCCCTGCTGCGCCTGCTGATAACCCTGCTGACCACCAGCGAGTCCAGCGCCAAGTATCTGCATGAAAGAGCGAGGTACTGTGCTTGGTGCGCTTGCCTGTGACGCTGCAATCGCCGCTTGCAACAGAGCCTGACGATTCATCTGCTCGGTCTGAGCCGCCGTCAAATACTCTTCTAGGCCAGTAGCACCGCCACCACCAAAGATGTTGCCGAGTAAGCCTGTGAATGCTCTATCCTGACCACCGCCTCTGATGGGGAGTGGTGCAAACTCATAAGGCTGACTCATCTGCGCTAGGTTTTCTTCGTATGTCGCCATGATTTATGCCTTTCCAAGCAGTGAGCCAATGTAAGCGCCTGTCAGTCCACCTGACAGCAAACTACCAGCAGTATTGTTGTACAAGGGTTGAGAAGTCGTGCCACCAACATTCGCAGGCTGAAGTCCTAATGCGCCGCTAGTGATAGCCAAACGCTCTTGACCGATGTTACGCAACGCATCAAGTCTTGCCTGCTCCAGTGCAGTGCGTGTAGTGCCAAGACCCAATGAAGTTTGCAAGCCTGCAATGTCCATGGGACGCGCTTGCAGTCCAAGATTGGCGGCTTGCGTGTAGCCAGCAGAGCGCAACTGTGCGGCAGTGTTAGCCGCTTGGCGCATTGCCGCCTCGTTGGTCATGCCTGAGACAACAGCTTGGCGTGAACCGCCAAACGCTCTAGCAGCAGTTGCCCGATCTCTGTTTGCCTGCTCCTGCATCAAGCGTGTACGCTCAATGTCACCCAACGCACCCTGCACCACTTGAGTTTCGTAAGGGTTGTAGAACTTCTCAATATCAGCCGCACCAAATGGTGTCATGCCGAGGTTGTAGAGCTGTTGCTCTGCGCCGGTGTACATCGCACCAGGCTGTGCAATTTGACGCGCCTCTAAGCCAGCCGCCGTTGTCTTGGCTCGCTCAAGGTTGGCCAAATACTCGGCCTTGATCTGAGGGTCAATGCTTGTGGTTGAAGTTTGTGATGTAGGCGCATTGGAAGAGCCAATAGCACTTGTCACTGCACCAAGCAATGCGCCCGAAATGCTGGGATTAGCCTTTGCAAAGTCTAAGATTGCACTACCTACACCACCTAAAGAACTTAAATCAGGGAAACTACTAGCGGCGGCAGCAGCAGCTCTGGTAACAGCATCAGTAGTAAGACCACCAGAAATATTGGCTGCGGCTAAAGGATCAACAGTAGGAGGTACAACAGCAGGCACAACAGGAGAAGTAACAGGCGCTTCTGGCGTAGGAGTAACAGGAGCTTCTGGCGTAGGAGTAGCAGGCGCTTCTGGCGTAGGAGTAGATGGAGCTGTAGGTGTTACGCCCTGACCAAAAGTTATGCCAGTCCCTGCCAATGCCGCTTGCGTCAATGCATTCTGAGCCGCAGCCGCCTCTGCAATTCCCGCAAGGCTTCCAGCGGCAGCCGCACCAGCCGCAGCCGCACTGCCACCATAAGCACCAGCCGCTTGCGCCGCATAGGGGCTGAGTGCGGCAGCCCCACCGCCAGCCGCGCCCGCAGCGCCAGCGGCAGGCCCAAGAAGATTTGCACCTATACCAGCCAAAATCATCGGGCCAAAGTCTTCTAATAGCCCACCTATAAAGTCACCAAAACCGCCATCATCCTGATCATTTAAATCAAAAACTCCATAATCAACAATCTCGCCTTTTGCATTTATTTTTGGTGAAGAAACTATGTTTGGTTGATTTGGATCAGGAACTAAATAATCGCCGCCAGCAATTCCTAAATACTGAAAATTACCGCTTGCGTCATATTTGGCCTCAAGTGGCTTACCTTGAAATGTTTGTTCAGATGGTAATGTGTAGCCTATAACAGGAGCACCAGTCCTAACTTGAGCAAGGTCTCTATTTGCATATTGGGAATAATCGTCACTAACTTTAGTGTATGCTGGAATCGACCCTCCCAATCCTCTATTTACTTGCGGAACTGTAGTTGTATTTAATTGAGTGGCAAGATTTGCCAATGATTCGGGGGCTAACGCTTGGCCTAATGATGGCAATGGTTCTGGCTCCCTTTGTGGCATAAATCCAAATTGCCCCATACCATAAAACTCACGCAAACCAGTTTTAGGATTTATAGTGCCAGCGCCACCCATAGACTTCAGAAGTGACGCTTCTTGAGGATTGATGTGGGCGAGCATGGTGTCACCATATCTACCCTTTGACGCTAGATTTTTATATTGACCACTGAGCATATCAAACATTTTTTATTTCCTTTATACCTTGAATTTTATCTCTTACCCATGGCAACAATGTCTAACCGCATCACGCCAATTCGCCAGTCTGCCAGCACATCACCTGTCACCATCATGTTGAATTGCCGACCTGAAAACCTCACGCTGGTCGGATTAGCCGCCGTAAATGGCCCAAAGGTTGACTCTGTACCTGTTGGGAATAGTCTAGTCTTGAATGACACTTTCGCCTCACCCAGTGTTTGCTCATCGGGAATGACTTGGCGAATATTAAACACATTGTCGCCATTGCCAATTTCCAAAGGTCCAGACTCGGCAAACAGTGTTGAGCCGTCATAGTCAAAGCCCACCTCATGCTCGTTGACTTCGCCAGCCGCGTCAACCATCAGGGGTAGCGTAAACACGCCAGCGTCAGCGCCTGCTAACCGAGACAATGTTCCAATATTCCAATGACCTTCGCGGTAGTTGTACGTCACATACGAATCATTCTCAAGTCCCGCATTGCTTGGGTAAAACCACCAAATCTCGCCAAACTTGGAGTTATGAACCGCAACTACTTTTGATCGCTGATCTAAGTTGATATTGCCAAAAACATAGTCAGACACATCGCATGGCAATGGCTTGACGTAACCGTCATATATAAAGAAGCCACTCTTGCTCATCCAGATCGCCGCTGTATCAATGGCGGCAACAGATTGGGTAGAAATCAAACCGCAACCAGAACCTGCCTTCTCAAAGCCGTAAACAAATGGCGCACCAACATACTGAGCCGTATGCACATCAACATCGGTAAACAACAAGTTGATGCCCTTGACCTTTTTACCAGCCATCAGAGTGCCGGAAGTGGTCAACTCATAATCACCAGCCAAGTTGTCTGCCGCTGGAGTCCAAAGCGTATTGTTCTCCTGATCACACCATTGCACTTTTCTAGGGTTACCACCAGCGCCAAGCGCAAACAGGATTCTGTCAGCAGTCACCAAGATGGCCTTGTTGCTAGTTGGTGCGTTGGTGATAACCGCCGCCAGCGTTGGCGTTGTAAAGCCTAGTTGCCACTCATAGATCTTTCCATCTGAGTCAGAGCATCCCACCAAATACTCGCCCCAAGTGTCCAAGCTCCAAGTCGTTGCAATATTTGCAAGACCAAGATCTGGTCTTGGTACGCCATAGGCAAAACTGCCGTAAAGGTTTTTGCCGTAGCCTGTAGTGCTTGTTGCATCAACAAAGCCAGTTGTGAATCCAGTGGGTGTGATGTCCTTTAAGACTCCCACATTGTCCATTGCAAAAAGCTTGGAGTGAGTGCCAAGACCAATGTAAGAGTTACCAGAATTGTCCCGCCAAGTGATGATCGCCCTGCAAGCTCCAGTGACAGTTGATGCCGACCTTGCTCGCCATCCATTAACAGGGCGCAGTGTGTTTTCGTACCAGCGCACTAGGTTGGCATCATGCCATCTGCCTGTGGACTGGTACTCTGTGCCGTTGCGGTAAACGCCTGGTGGTAATTTAACTGGTATGTACATGGCTATATTGTCGGTAGGTTTGAGACAAAAGAAACAGTGACAATGGCTGATGGCACTGCTGGTCTAGTGGGTGAACTACTGGATGCAAAATGCTCAATGCTGACACCTACATTTGTTGTCCTCCACATGATCTCTACATAGTCATTGGCCGCTAAACTTACAAAGAAATTCAGCGCAGCAATTAAATGAGATGGATCACCCGCTGATTTTCTTGCTGGAGGGTGAAATCTGCTGTTTGAATTATCGATGTTTGTGCCGTTCTTGCGAAACCATACATCCACATCTTGGCCATCATTGGTGGTGTTTTTGAATTGGATGCTAAATTGCAAGTTCCAAATTCCGCTATCGGCTACAGTGATTCTAGAGCCGCTGGCCATCGTCACGCCATTGCTGAAGTCTGTTGTGTTGAATGTCACAGCGTAGGCCGTTGTCGTATTAGCCGCAGTCTGATCTGTTGAGTCTTGAAAAGCACCATGTGGATTGTTCAAGAACTTACCGCCACGCACACCAAACAACGCGCCCAGCGTACTAATAAGACTCCGAAAGTAGCCGTTCAAAGCCCCATGAATTTCAGCGAAATAGCTGCGCTGATACCCCTCAGGCGCAAAGCCAAGGCTTGGAATTGATGGGACTTCTAGCTGCTGCTTTTTATTGGACATAGCATATTATTTCACTTATGTCCTGTCTATGCCCACTAAGCCTGCAACCCATTCAGATACTGAGTCTTGCCTGCCACCTTAACGGCGGTCAATTCCTGCTTTTTGAGGTTGTTGGGGTCATACGACACATGAACCCAACCAGAGTCAGGGATGCCTTGTGTGTAGAATTCAAGGATTAGTTGTGTATAGTCCAAATTATCCATAATCCACTGAGCAAGATCAGCATTGGCAATGCCAGCAATCTCAATATCGGCTGCTTGGCCTTTCACGTGGTCTGAGGACTTCGAGCCTCCAGTTGCTTGGTTTGTCTCTGAAGAGCGAAACCCAGAATTCACAGTAACAGACTTACCAAAGTGATCACGAACAGGCTGAAGCACCTTTTCGCACAACATCTTTAGATTGTCAATCGTTTCATCATCAGGTGTATTGTCAATCCCAAGGCGGGTGGCAGTGTCAGATTTCGTTAGTTCTTTCAAAGAAAAATTGGCTGATAAGTTCATTTCTTTAACCTTTCGTTGTAAAAATTGATGGATTATTGCTGGTGTCTGTCACAATTTATAGATAGGATTTTACTTGGCAATCATGCCATAACCAAGGGGAACATTATGTACAAAATTGATATTGACATTGCAGAGTGGGATTTTGGCTCAGACAAGGTAACTGTTGAGACAGAAGATTTTGACAAGATCGCTATCATTCAGGAATTCATCCAATTCCAAAAAGACCATGACTGGTGCGTTGACTATGACGTTACCGAAGATTACGAGTACCAGTGCAATGAAGAAGAAGTTGAAGAAGACGAAATCGTTGAAGACGAAGAATTCGCCGAATACGAAATCGGAGAGATCGTAGAAGACGAAGATGGTATTGTCTGGGAACGTGTGGCATAATTTAGGTGCAGTTGTTATTCACAGGGGGGTCTTAGGACTCCCCTTTTTTTATTCAATATCGTGATCTGCTTCAATATCCCTAGCCAACTGTCGCCAATCAAGGCTGCGTGTATACAGTGTGTATATACGTTCATCGCTTAGTGGCTCAGATCGGCGGTTGAGCCTGACATTAGCTTGCGCTAAAGCAAGTTGAGTCTCATGCAATATGTTGTGCAGTTCTTTTATCTCAGACTTGAGATAACTTACCAAATCAGACGTCATGGATTTTTCCCCTGAACTCGACTTTACCTTCAGACCACTTATGCACCAACTCAGGCCAGAGCAGCTTACCCTCATGGAACGTAAGTACAGCAAACCCTGATCTCCAATTGGTTGGAGAGTCTTCTAAATAGTTTACAAACTGCGCCCCATCAGTATCAGCCAAAGTGCCTGTATCCACGCCAAACCTGTTTCCTGAATAATCTGCAAACGGGTTCACCTTGAGACTATGAAGGTGTCCTGTAACGATGCTTACGCCAGCATTGACTGTATTGTTGTGTGTAGCGTGTACACCGCCCTTCCAGCGGTGTTTGACCACCACTTCCTCAGTAGGCCAGCAAGACCAACAGGGATGCCATGCAGGGAAATGGTCTTTCAGGGAAAACCCTTTGACATACTCATATTGAGGTGCATTGGCTGCTAGGCGGTTCTCAAACCTTGCGTCATGGTTACCAAGTGTCCACACTAGGTTTACATTGTGCCTAGCTTTCTTGGCGGCTTCCTCAATCTCACCAAGGGCTATTTCACAGGCTTTTAGCTCTTGAACTACCGATGGCGTTGAATCCCATCCAATGCGAGGATAGCGAGAAATACTAGCACCATCAAATACATCTCCATTGGCAATGACAGCCTTGGGTTGAAACTCTTTAATCGCCCAAAGAAAGCCTCTATACGCTGTTGTGTGGATGCCAGGCCAGAAGTGAGCATCACTAAAAACAAGAACAATGCCATTCTCAATCCCCAATTCTTTCCTAGCTGCATTTAATTTGACAGTTTGAGTGGGATTGTTCTTTGACTTTAAATTTTCGCTGTACCTAATCTCTATAGCATTTTTGCGCCTAAGAATACTACGCAAATCCATGTTGATGGCTTTTGCCATAACAGAACCCGATTCGTATGTTCTCCAAAGCTCAATGAATTCCTCATCGCTGTATACAGGTTTTGGCATGACAACTCCAGTGAAGTTGCCTGAAATTAAACTAAATTAATGACAACAGCATGAATCTTAATGTGATTTGTTCAATGTTTCATAAACAGTGTTATAGGCATCAATGCAAGCATTTAGTTGCCTGATGGCTTTGTCTCCATCGTCTGTGATGGCGACAAGAGATTTAGCAGTCTCTCTGTCAAGTTCGGCTGTTGCTTGAACGCTATCTCTGGACTCAGTGGTGGTATCTGCGGTGGCTTGTACGGAGCAGTTGGGGGCTTTAGGGAGCCGCAACCGCAAAGCACCAGAGTCAATATCCAAATCACGTTTTTGTTTAGCAAGTTTTGCATCTTGATTTGCCTTTTGCAGTTTGTTTGATTGGGTCTGAACAACAGTTATAAGGGCTTGTTCCTTTACCCTTGCCTCATCATTGAGCTTGGCAATTTCAATTTGCTGGCGGGTATTCTCATCCTCGCCACCCTTGAGATAGCCACCACTAAAAGCGCCAAAAACAGCTATCAGGATGCTCAAAAGCAACCAAGGATTAAACAGACTCATCCTTCAGCCTTGCCTCGGACATAGGCTTGAGCAGCCATGAATGCCACCACAATAGTCCCCATCGCCGCACAGTAAGTAGTGGTAAGTCCTGCCAACGCATTAACTTTTTCTAGAGTCACCCAAGCAGAAGCAAGGAATGCAATTAAGACAGGAGGTGCGCCTAAAGCCGCCCAAGCCATCACGCGTTGCTGATCGGCCATCTTGTCCATGTTCTCAATGAGAATCATGCGCTCTGATCTAGCCAACTCAGCGTCAGTCACTACGCCATCATGATCAGTATCAAACTGGTTAAAACTTGAGTCTTTCTCTAATTGCTTATTCATCCTTTTTCTCCTTTCGTTGTTTCTCAATGTCTCGTCTAAGTTGTTCCATCTTTTCAATTTGAGTCTTAGCTTCTTTTTTGGTTTGAAGCACATCCATGTACAGCATTCCAAGAATCGGAAGCAACATAACTACCAAAATTAAGGCTGCGATATACCCCATCACTATTTCCCAATTCTGCTCAAGAGGCCGAGGAGTATCCACATATATAGGAGGAACAGAAAAGTTGCTAGTAGGTACGCTTGCCTTTCGTTTAGGAGTCGCTCCTTTTCCTTGCGTTGCCATGATTCATCATCTCGCTTTTTCCTTGCTTTGTCTTGCTCGGCCTTAATGATGTCCCGCATCTGAAACGTCCGGCTATACAAGGCCCCCATTTCTTTAGGAGCGCCGTACACCATCGCCTCTCTGATTTCCACCTCTAGCGCCGCCATCTGATCTTGCGCCATGATCCTGTGGAGGGCGGCCTCCATCAAATTTGCGTCAGGATCGTAGACAGTTTTGCTTTTTTCTTCCTCTTCTCGCAGATGTGCCGCTAACTGATCCTGCAAACGAAAGAAACTTGAAAGCTGGGTGACAATGTTTGACATCACCACCGCCTCGTCTACTGCTACATACTTTTCCTTTTTTCGCGCCGCTTGCGCCACAGGCTTTTCTTTGGCTCCAAAGAGCTTTGCCCAAAATCCTCTGACCTCGTTGGCAACACCAACAACTTCGTCAACAGCGGATTTGACCTCCATGAAAGACTCTTTGGCCTGCTTATACAGGGCGACTCCCTCTGTAACAGCAGACACGCAGGCTCTGGCAGCCAAGAGGATCGTGAGAGGGTCGATTTCATAGCCCCAAAATCTTCTTCACAAACTCACCAGCAACACCTGGCCCAAACAAGACACACACAATCATTATGTACAACAAGTATTCAATCCTAGTCATACGCTTATCGTTATCAACAAAAGATTTCTCAATCGCCGCATAACGCTCTGCACAGACAGCAACGTGAACGTCTATCTTAGTGTCGGTGTCTTCAGTCATGGTGCATCAGGCCAAGTGACAGTCCAAGGGAAACCCGCCTGAGATGGCACATCACGCAGAGATTGGCAGTAATCCTTCCATGCCTGTGAGGGGGTCATGTCACTGCGAAACCGCCAATCAGTCTCTGATAACTTAGCGTCACGTTCTGCCCTAACCTCTATCGCTTTGCGGGTATTTGCGCCAGCAATCCATGCGGCTTGATCTGCTGCCCATTGCGCTTCTTCCTCATCCGTAAATGGGATATTGCCCTCTGATGTTGTGTGATAGTTTGGCATGATCTGTCCTTATGAATTAGCTATACCATACAGGCGAAATACTCCAGTCAATATATTGCCAGAGGCGTAAAGAAACCGAACCCCTGTAAGTGCTTCAAAAGAAGTATTAAACTGCCCAGAGCCAAATAATACTCGGTTTGAATCGCCCACCATTGATCCATTCCAACTTATACTTTTAATCGTGGCAGTGCTTGTCGGTGCGTTAATTCTTATGTGCATATCGGCTGTAGAACCAGCGTTGGTTGAACGAGTATTCTGTACTTCCCCACCCATAAGATTGATAAGATCAGTCGAGACATTAGTTTGTGCGGCATAACTAGCTGATGAACTAGCTGGTTTTGCGGCGTGGAAGCTATATCCTGATGTTTGATAAGTACCATTAATTTTTAATCGCACCCTTATATTATTGGTATCCACACTTGGAGCCACATTACTAAAAACAATAAGATACGAATCATATGTACTGTTAAATGTAGATTCAATGTCTACTGTTGCAGAGTTAGAGGCAGTAACAGTAGAAAGTAAAGTCAAAGCACCCGCACTAGCCGCAACCCAACTAGGTGCGCTTGCTCCATTGCTTCGTAAAAATTGACCAGAAGTACCAGCCGAATTCACAGCAATTGCTGTACCTGTTCCATACGCAACACCGCCAGCCGTTGCTGTTGCCGTTGAGTTTGTACCACCATTAGCGATAGGAAGCGTTCCTGTCACACCAGTGGACAAAGGCAATCCAGTTAAGTTAGTTGCTGTCCCGCTTGTTGGAGTACCCAATATAGGTGTAACAAGTGTGGGACTTGTTGACAATACAGTATTACCAGAGCCAGTAGAAGTTGTGACTCCAGTGCCACCATTGGCTACTGCCAATGTGCCTGCAAGGGTAATAGTGCCAGCACTTGTAACTGGACCACCGCTTGTGGTCAGTCCAGTTGTGCCACCTGATACATCAACGCTGGTGACAGAGCCAGAGCCTGGTCCTGTGAACGCAATTTGAATCGATCCAGCGCCTGGCGTAATCGTCACACCAGACCCAGCCGTCAAAGATGCCTTGGTAAGCGTGTTGCCGGTGCTGTTACCGATCAGCAATTGACCATCGGTGTAGCTGGTCTGTCCAGTGCCGCCGTTGGCAACTGCCAATGTTCCAGTAACGCCAGTAGCTAATGCCACTCCTGATGCCGATCCTGTACCGCCGTTGGCTACTGGCAGAATACCAGTAACGCCGGTGGTTAAGGGAAGTCCTGTGGCGTTGGTCAGCACAGCCGCGGAGGGTGTACCCAAAGCAGGAGTCACCAATGTAGGTGAATTGGTGAATACCAAATTGCCTGTGCCTGTTTCATCGGTTACAGCGGCGGCTAGGTTTGCACTTGATGGCGTAGCCAAAAAGGTAGCCACGCCAGTACCAAGACCGCTAACACCTGTTGAAATAGGCAAACCTGTGGCGTTGGTCAATGTGACTGATGTCGGTGTGCCAAGCAAAGGGGTTACAAGTGTGGGGCTGGTAGACAATACATTGTTGCCAGAGCCTGTACTTGTACCGACACCAGTACCGCCCTTAGTCACCTTTAACAGTGGACCAGCGTCAAACAATGCATCGATCAAATCTAGGTCATTGTTGACCTTAGTACCCCAAGTGTTTGAGCTTGCACCTACCTCTGGCTTTGTCAGCAATAGGTTGGTGGTAGTGGTATCTGCCATTTTTAATCCTTAACCAAAAGTTTTTGCGCGGGTTAAGAGCTTGCCGCCAGAGGTTGCGCCTCGGTCATCGGCCAACTGCAAATCGCTTAACGCACGCTCATAAAGAGATGACCACACTGGAATTCTTGCATCGTCTAGCAAATATGGCGCTGCTTGCAAAAGCGAGCCATAGAGGTAAACATCAGGACTTGATGTTAAAAGAAAATTGGTGGCTACGCTTGTGGATAGCTTGTTGAGCTTTGCAAAATACACAATCTCTGATGCGTAAGATGCATCTGGTGTCGGCACAAAACGAAACTCAGTGCCAATAACAGTAAAATACTTAGGCCGACCACTTCCAATGTCTATGGTTGACTGCTCATCCAAAGAGTCCATTGTCATAAAAGTCAAAGGCGTGATTGGATTTGTACCAGTCAACTTCAGCGTCCTAACCTCTAGGAAGTCAGCAGGCGTTGACTCAAACTCCGCGTCAATCGTCAAAGTTGTTCGCGTGAGCATTTGACGTGTACGCAACTGTCGCTCAATTTGAGCCTCGCTCAAAGAGATGAAGTCAGGAATTTGAGTCGTTAGATCAGTCCTGTTAAGCCAGTCTGCAATAGATGCCTTCAGCTCAGTGTATGTAGTAAGTGCCATTTAGACTGCCTCTTTTTCAAGCTCTTCTTTCATCACCCAAGTGTGGTCATGTTTGAATTCAAACGTGCCAATATGTCCAATTTCTTTGGACACATCGTGATCTATCCATATTTTAAAGCCTGCTTCCCTTGCTTTGTTACAAAAGAAAACATCCTCTCCAATATACCCACGCTTGTCATGCCGCCAAGGAGTCTCAAACCAAGGCTCTGACAACGCCTCAAAAACATTGGCCTTAATCAGCATCACGCCCATACCAACTGAGCCAACTTCTTGTAACCCAGTTGATTCGGGCATCGAATATACAAACTCACGCTCGCCATTCTCTTTATAAATCTGCGCTGTTGGTCCTGTAGGCATACGCCGTCTGGCGCAGTTGGTAGCAACAATGTCCACATCATGCGCCAGCAAACGCTCAATCATGTCCTGCGGAAACCGCATATCTGAATCAATAAAAAGCACATGAGTGCATTTTTCACGCATCGCATCCAAGCACAACTCAGCTCGCTGATTGGCAATTAAAGTACCTTGCGAGATTTTTAGGCTGACAGCGTCATTGGTGTTTAACGTGTGATACGCCACCATATTGACTAGGTCATAAGTAAACATGGTGTGAACCATGTCTCTTGCTGGTGTTGCTAACGCAATGTATTTCATACTTGTCCTGGTCTTACGCGAAAGAATCTGTTCTCATCTGAGTTAAGCCAACGCTTCATGTACTCCTGATCTTCCAGCTTACCCTCTGCTTTCAACTGAGAATATATAGACATAGGAATGCTTGCAACGCGGTGGAATTCACCCTTCCAGCCAGCACGTTCATCCACCATATTGAACTCTTGCTTATTCTCTTCAATGATTGCCGTTACATCCTGTTGCGTCTGAATCGTCGCCTCATCAGTCTCATCGTTGTAGTGCCAGTAGCGCATGATGCCCTGATCTTTGTCTTCGTTGAATATTCTTTTTTCCATGTAAAAAAGGGGGGATTTCTCCCCCCTCTCCCTTTGCTTCGTTTAGGAAGTGATCAAGTCTGCTGCCAGACCATGAGCGTTTTCTGCCAAGACCTTGTGGCCCCATTCGACCAAAAGCATACGCTTCTCGGCATCACCAGTCTTTGCCAACTCAACTTGTTGGTAAGGACGCAGGACAACCATTTTTGCGTACTCAGGATCAAGCACCCAAGCGTCACGCTCGCGTTGGAACCTGTTGGGAACTACCTGAACCTGGCCGAAATCTGACACATAAATGTCTGCCGCGCCAATGATAGTTGCAGGACGATCACCGCCATTGATGTTGTAGCGAGCAGATGCGATGCCAGAGAAACCTGACACGCGTTGCTTGTTGACAGGACCAACCATCAAAATCTTAGGTGTGCCGCCTTGTGTCCATACTTTTTGAATCACATTCTTGAGAATGGTTTCAGTAAAAGTACGAACTGTGCCGTCAGTGCGAGCTGAACTAGGCAAGGTGGTGTAGCTAGGATTTACGCCGTTAGTGGTGTCATAGTCCACGTTGGTCTTGATGTAAGCCTGCAAAGAAGCGGTCACGCGAGCTGTGGTGGTGTTACCAGCAACAGCAATGCCGCCGTTCAACATCACAAACTCTTGGTCACGCTTCAATTCAGAGCCGCGCTTGGCGATCTGATAGGCCAACTCAGAACGGCGGCCTGCTTTATTGACAACTTCTTCAGTGTTCGACAAGACAATAGTCTTGCGTGAAATCTGAGCGTAGTTGGTCAAGCGAACAGTTGCTGTCACTGAGTTAAAAGTTACATCATCACCTTCCAATTGAGCATTGGCCGCTGCTGAATCAAGCGAGTCGGTTTGGTACTCAAATAGAGTGTTAGTGATGTTTTCACGTCCAATGTTGGACATATAGGGGGTTTCTTCGGGAGAAATGTTTGTAATCACATTGCTCAAGTCTTCACGAATACCCTTTGCAGAGTAGGTCGTGAACGTGTTCGTTACGATAGCCATGATTTAATTCCTTATTTCAAAAGTTGGAAGATTGCATTGGCCGCATCATCGACACGACCAGTTTTAGCGACGCGCTGTTGTGCGCGAACTGCCTCAGTAGTATTTGAGACTCGCCCTGCTGCGCCAGGCTTGGCAGGTCGAGGGCCGTTGTTGACCACTGGCTTAATGTTGCCCCTCTTGGACATCATCTGATCGTAGAGTGCCGCTTTACGCAACATCAAGACCGCCCTGTGATCCACCACATTCTTCAGCTCGTCTGGCGAAAATCCAATCTTTTGACCGAATTCAACAAGCAAAGCCTTTTCAGCTTGAGCCTTTTTAGCGTCTTTCCAGTCCGGAATAGCCGCCAGTAAAGCCTCCTGCTCATGCTGTAATTTTTGTTGCATGAACTGTGCTTGCTCCTGCTGTGATAACTGAGACAGTCGCTGCTTTTCACTTTGAATAGCCGCCGCCTTCTCTTGGTTATCCCGCATCACCTCGCGCTGCCGTACCCATTCGATGGGGTCTTCGTTATAAAGACGATCCCAATCAATGTTTGGCTGCGCCACTTGCTGAACCTGTGCTTCTAACGCACTCAATAACTGAGCGTACTGCTCACGTTCGGCACGCACTGCCTGCAACTCACCCTCGGTCTGCTTTCGCACCTCGGCAATTTGCTGCGTTTTGCGTGTGTAATCCTGAGTCCTTGAATATCCCTTTTGAAGCTCCTCTAGCGTCACATCGACTTCTTTGCCGTCAACTTTGACGGAGAAGACTTGTGGCTGTTCTTGCTCCTCGGTTTCCTCATCTAACTCGGATTGTTCGGTATCTGTTTCGCCGTCAGCCGCGTCTGCATCTGCTGATAACTCCTCGTCTACCGCCGCGCCCTCGTCGGGCGACTGCGCCTCGCGGTCTTCCTGTTGTCCCTCATCGGGCAGAAATCCCTCAAGTGCATTGGCTGCTTCAGCCACATTCATTGGACCTTGTACTGCACTGCCTGCTGGCGTTGGTGCTACTGTTTGCATGGTCTATTTCCTAATTAAACAATATTTTTGGTTGCGCGTTCAATGGCACGTTGTGCCACCTTGCCGTTGTCCACCATCTTGGTGACCTCAACTCGAAAGTTTTCAATAGCCTTTAGCATTGACCAAGCCAATTCACGCTTTGCGCTTTCTTCGGGTTTACTGGATTCAAAAACCCAATATTGGTCATTTCGCATCTTTTCCAAAATTCCCGAAAAGACCTCGTCATTGGCTAATTGGTTAGCTTTTTGGCCTTTGCGTAATGCGTCTTCGCTCATTGAACCATTCCATTAAGGTTGATGGGGGGTGGCACTTGCGCCACTGGCGGTGCTTGCACTTGACTTGCGGCTTGCACCGCATTCTGTACAAGCGCCGTCTGCTGGCGCATTGCCTCTCTGTCCATAGCCTGCCGAGCATCAATCTCAGCAGTGCTAATCTGTGTGCCGTACTTTAACTCTAATTCGTACTTTTTGAGCAGTAAGTCCTGCGCCAGTTGATCTCTTCGATAATCATCATCTCTGAGCATCTTCTCGCGTTGCAATTCAAGCTCTGCCGCTTTCTTCTGAATGTCGGCTTGGATAGACTGCGCCTGCACTTGCGCCAGCACCTCTTCGGGTGTCGGCTTGGGTTGCTCTTGCGGCATCTGAAAGTCAGCAGGCAACGTATTGAAGTAGCTGGATGCGTCCTTGTAGCCAGACAATTCGATGGCTTTTTGCAGTGTACGGATGTACATCGGCAGTGAGGCGATCTGATTCATTGGTCCAAACTGCGCCATCAGTTGCTCTTGCTTTTGCATAATGATATTAAGTGCCGCCAACTTCTCGTTGGTGTCACCATTACCCAAACCAATGTTGACATTGACATCCATACTGGCATCCCAAACGCGAGGGTCGATCTGCACCCATTCATTACGCAAACGCACCATTCTTGGTTTGTCTTGGTGGGTGGTCATCAGATACAAAATACCCTTAAAGAGCTTCTTCATGCCCTCGGCCAAGATGCGAGCTTGAAGCTCAAGCCTTGACTGGCTGGCGCTGACAGTGGCAGTTACCGCCGCCTTGGTGGTTGACTGCAACGCATCGGGGTCTAACCCCATCGCCGCCTTGCTCATGCCGGTGCGGTCTTCGCGCATCTGATCCATGTATTCCAGCATGGGGAATGCGGCCTGACCAACGAATGGGGAACTAAACGCCTGCACCATGCCTGGCGCTCTCATGCGGATAATCGCTCCAGTCTCGTTGTTCAGAACATCGTCAATGTTGACCTGACCCTCGACGATTGCGGTACGCGGATGTATTGACTGCGCCAACGAATCCAGCGTATTTCGCATGATTTCTGACTTAATCTCTTGAATGTCATGCGTAATGTCAAAGATTGACATAGCCTCCAAAGGCGATGTGTGTGGCTCTGGATCGCAAGGGAAGTCCACAAATGGGATGTAGCTGGCTGGCAGATTACGAACCATTGTGTAGCCCGAACCCATGCAACAAATCTTGCGTAACTCAGGTATGCCGTCACCATCAAAGTCAACGCGCATATACGCTTCGATGTACAAAACCCTGCGCTGCATAGGATTCATGCTATCCGCAGCGCCAAAGGTGGTACTCAATGGCTGACGCGCCAAATACTCGTCATTGCTATCTAAGTCTGTGCTGGAGATGTTCTCTTCGATTTCGTCTTGGTCGTACCCCATGCCGATCAAGTCAGAGACTGTCGCCATTTGTCGGTGTGCAATGATGCCAGCATCGTCAAACGATCTCGCCCTGCGATCTAACAGCAACTCCTCTGGAGGTACGGCCATTATGCGGATGCGGCCATCTTTGGTATTACGCTTGATCTGTACGTCATGCAACATGGGTTGCGGCATCTGCATTGGCAGTCCAGTGACAGGGTCTACCTGTGGTTGCATCATCGGCATCGATGGATCAGGGTAACTGGTCACAATCTTGACCTCGGCATCCTCTTGCATCAGTATTTGGATAGTCTGGTCATCTAACCCAGAATATTGGTCGATCTTGACCTCTTCAACATCTTCCCAGTAGTACTTGGCAATGCCACACTTACGCACCAGCGAGTCTTTAAAAATCGCATAGGTGGTCATAAAACCATTGTTGTCGGCGCTGAATATGTAGTTGGCGTAGTCAGTCGCCTGCTGTGCGCCAGCCACATCCTCTGGACCCCGCGGCACATACTCGACCACATTCTCAGAGCTAAAGAATACTTTCATCAGGCTTGGCAACATGGCGCTGACAGTGTCGCGCACCTCCATAGCCACTACCTGAGAGCGCCCCTCTTCCTCATTGCCAAAGGGGTCGCCGCGATAGTACTCAGTACCCTTGGCGCGAATAGGTGACACATCAGAGTCGATATAGCTGACAGCGTCTTCCAGCTCGGCAGAGACAATGCCTTGCAACTCGGTTTCATCCATTGGCTCAATGGCGGCCATATCGGTGGTAATGTTCATATCGTTAATCATTTCTTGTTCCTTGCAGATATTGCTTTGGCCTTGGCTCGCGCATCAGCCTTGCTAGATGCACCCCACGCTTTCAAACTTAACAACAAGCGCGTTGGCTCGCCGTCTTTCATCTCTGGGCCTGGCATATTGCCCATTCTCGCAAGGAATGATGCCCTGCGCGGGTTGTCACCAGACTTGACTGGCGCTTTCAGATTCATGCCCTCGGCTTTGGCACTAGCGCGTCCCTTGGCATTCAAGCCGCCGGATGCGTTTTTTCCTTCTTTACGCTGCCACGCTGGTGTTTTCATAAGGCACTTTCTTCAATACAACATACATTGAGTCAACGGCGCGAGGCAACCGCATCACCTCATCTTGTGGCAATTTTAGACTCGCACCATACTCACTAAGGCGCATCTCTAAATGCATCAACTCAAATCTGCTTCCCTTCCATCCCAAATACCAAGCCCACTCGCAGTAGTAAACCCAAGACTTTTCATTAAACGCTCTCACATGAGTGGGGTCTTGCCACGCGCCATAGCTCAAGTCATAAGGCACATGGATGTGCATCTCGCCACCATCGACTAGCAAGTCTCGGCAATTAGTCATCGCCGCCACTAGATCAGGCAAATGCTCCAGTACATCATTGGCAATGATCTTTAAAAAGAGCTTGTCTGTATTTAATGGCTTGCAAATGTCAACTACCCAGTCAGCGCCAACATCCGCACGAATGTCGGCATTCACGCAATCATCTCGCCGGTCTTTGCCGGAACCTAGATTAAGCGTTAAACCAGACGGCTGCATATTTCGGTCTATTCTTAAAAATCCATGGTGCGGCGGCTTTGGTCAGCTTGTTGCCATCCATGCCCACAGTTTGGCTACCAATGTGATGGACATAAGACCGCGACAAGTAATGATGGAAACCAGCGGCACGCAAGTCTTCACAATGCACATCATCGGAGTACCAGTTAAGTGGTGGGAACTTAGAGCACTCCCACGCATCCCAACCAATCCAAGCAAATATGGGGCTTAATACTTCCATCGGCATGATGGCATCTTCATAGGGGTACTTGAAGTAGTACAACTCCTGATCAAAGGGGTTGCTACGAATGTTCTGCACAGGACGCGCCGCGTCACATCTTGCAGACACCCAGCCTACTGGCTCGCCTGTCTCCTCTTTGAGCTGCGCCACATCCTCCATCAGATAGCGGTAACTGGTGGGGGTCAGCACAATGTCATCATTGGCGCAGATCACTGAGCCAAAGCCATCGGCAAAAGCCTTGTCCATGATGTCGTTGTAATCGTCACCAAAATTGCTAGGCTTGCCAAAGACTTTAAGGTCAGCGTCAAAGCCGCCAATAATGGACTCTGGACCTCGCAAATAGACAGGCACTTCTGGACAATACTCGGCAATGCTTGTGAGCATCACCCGCAAACCTTTGCCGTTTACTGTGCTGATGCAAATCGGTGAGATCACTTCTTAGGCTTCTTGGCCGTCTTTGCCGCCAACTTAAAGTCAGCAGCGGATGGAGCCGCCTTAGACCCCACCCTGTTCATCTTCTCACCAGAGCCAGCCGCTATGCGTTTTTTCTTTGCGGCAATGTTGGCATACAAACCAGGTTTAGCTTTCATTTTTTAAGTCCAATCTTGATTGTTAGCAATGACTTAGGCATCTCTTCGCCCTCGCTCTCACCCTCTTCATCCACCACCCAAGCAGAACAGGTACGGCTGGACGCGCACTTGAAGTCAAAGATCTCGCAGTAACCTAAGTCACCAGCTTCAATCATCGCCCAAGGGTCACCCTCTTCGCCAATGCCTTTGGCAATGCACTCAAGCATAGAGTCATCCTGATTGAACGCCGCGCAGTTACCGCAAAGACTCATCTTTGCGTCTTCTGGCTCGACTTGCCACTCTTGTGCCATCTCCATCCAAAACTGCTTGTTTGGCAGTTGGGGATTCTCAGGGCCATAGTTGGCGCTATTAATCGCCTTGGCGCGATTCTTCAGATTCAGCGTGATGTCTTGAGTGGCCACTGGACAACTCTTTTCATCCTGATACCCCTCGTCTTGATCCATCACCTGATCCATGATGCGTTGCATTGTTGCCATTACTTCATCCCCCTAGATTTCATGTTCTTTGCTGTACGGCTACCGCGCATGGGCATCTTTGCCTCACTCATCGCAATGGCAATAGCCTGCTTTGGATTCTTGACTACCTTGCCGCCCTTGCCGCTGTGCAAAGTACCAGACTTGTACTCACCCATCACCTTGCCAACTTTCTTGGCCGCTTTGGTCATCTTCATAAAGTACCCCTTTAAAGAATTAACGAATTATGCAACCCTTGACAGGTTTCTTTTCAACGGCTGATTCCATTTCGTAGAAACAGACGATCCATACATACCCACCACCGCATCTGACGCAAACGTCAAACAAAACGAATCAGCGCGATCAGGCGAGGCCAGTCCACGCTTTCTGATCTCATCTTTGCCCTCAATCTGAATCTTTCCACTAGACGTAAACGAATACCTCACAGTCGCCAGTTCAGCTATTAAGGACTCATCTTTTGGCATCGTACAGTCCCGCGACTCTAACCAAGCCTTGGCTTTATGCCATAACTCAGCCTTCAGATTTCGATAGGTGTTACCCATGGCCGGTGACTCAGACACGTTAATGCCACGCGCAGGCAAACCCAGCTCTTTCAACCGATCCACCACACCAGCACCCAATCCAATGGAATCCACCAGTATTTCCTGTGGGCGCTCGCTCGGCGGCAATATCTCATACTCGGCCACCACCGCACCAGTGAGTTGCATCAAGTCCAAATTCTTCCAAGTCTTAATAGACTCAGTAACAGCATTCCCCTTGCGCTTGCACAGCGCCGATCTGTCAGAGCCAAAACGCGCAACGTCCAAACCCCACACCAAGGGCGCGTGTTGGCTTGGTGCAACGTCACGATTCATCGCCAAGTCCAGTAGCTCCATCGGGATGACTGTATCGTCATCACTTCTCGGAAACTCACCCAGTACGCGGATGCGGTAGGCGTTACTCTCCTCGCCGTACCGCGCCTTCATCTCATCAATGTACGCCTCACTAACCCTCGGCGAGTCAACGCAACTCACCCTCATCGTGATCCAGTCGCTAGCGAGTCGGTTGTGCGTGTCAAAAAAGAAACCGCTGGAACGTACCGGATTGCCAAGCAACAGCGTCACCGCGTTATGTCCAGACATAGAACCTGATGCCGCCTCGAATACCTGTTCGGGTATACCGCTAGCCTCATCCCCCACCAGCATCACATGATCTGAGTGGACACCTTGGAGTGCTTCGGGCTGCTCGGCGCGGCTTGTCCTGGCTGAGATAAACGCCTCGTTGTTGGCATCCTTGACCTCAATCCTATCCTGCTTGACCTCCAACTGGTCAGCCAGCATCGGCGGCAATACCTTTACCCAACGCTTAACTTCAGCAAAGAGCGCGTCATACAACTGGCTGCTAGTGGGCGCAGTGACCACCACCTTGACAGGAAATCTCAAGAAGAGATACCAGATCATTGCCCACGCGCTTGCTGTCGATTTGCCTACGCCATGTCCTGATCTAACCGATATGCGTCTATTGCCGGCGGCAATGTGATTGAGGAACTCTATCTGCCAAGGATCAGGCTGCGTGTTGAGCACCTCGCGCACAAACTTCACAGGGTTGTTTTTGTACAACGTGACGAATTCAATGAATGGGTTATTCGCCACCAAGTCATCAGAAATTTTTTTTGGGACAGGCTTTGGCGCCACAAGGGGTAGGGGGGTGGGGGTCGAGTTAGGGATGCTCATGGCGATACCTGTTTGGGTGCTACATCAGCCGCCCCCGCCGCCGCGAGCAAAGGGGGGGCCATCGCGCCGTAGCCAGCCGCGGCCAGCCGCCGGATGCCAGTAAACGGCTGAAAAGTTATCCACAGGTCGATGCATCGGTAAGACATTGATCTATATGCTTTCTTACATGAGACTTACATAATCGGCTTAACACGATGTTCATTATGTTAACTTTATTGTGGATAACTACAGCGATTCTGCTTAATAAACAAGCAGTTTGCACTTGTCCACAGGCCAGTGTGTACATCATGCGCCATTTTCTGTGGATAAGTCATCGATAACCTCGACATGGCGCAACGCGGCCATGCGTAGGTCTTGGATGTTTATGTTAATCTGCTGAGCCTTTTGTAAGCCATAAGTCTTCTGATCCCATCTTTCGGCCAGCCACTGCCGCGTACGGATGCGCTGGACATCGCGCTGCGGGTTGCTGTCTGCCATGCTGTCTGCGATCTTGATAGTGTCACAAGCCATCAAATCGGCGGCACGCGTGCGCGCGCGCGTAATCATAGCACCATGATCGTTTTCCTCAATCCAATCGTCTAGCGCACGCTTACCTATGCCCAAGTCGATGCATATGTCTGCGATGCTTTTGCCACTCTCTACCATTGCAAAGATCATCTCTTCTGGCATCTCATTGAGAAAATCGACATCCTTTCGCCGCTTTGGTGTTCCTGCCATGCTTAGAACCCCTTTAAAGCCGTTTTAACGCGCTGGACGATGTCCAGTACCCATTGACGTACAAATGCCACCATGAGCTTAATTTGAGCCATCTCTGAACCTTTCCGCTTGTTTA